GGAACCGCAGCGCAGAATCAGCAAGCTGTCTTCATGCAAATTCTCGATACGCAAGAAGACAAGAACGAAGAGGATCACATTTATAGTGGCCTTCGGGTCATTCGTCGGAGGTATCCGTAATGGCTTATACTCATACTCGCGGTGTTGACCCTGCCATTCCAGCAGGAACTGATGTTGCAAATGTCGATGACGATATGCGCGACATCAAGCTGGCGTACAACGAACGGTTCGACGATTTCTTCGGTGTGAACTGGGCCGTTGACGATCCTATCGAGCCGACGCGCATTGGATCTGCTGTTGATATTCAAGGTTCTCAGCTTGGAACTTTGATTTATGACGCTGGCAATTCGGGCACGACGAAGACGATTGACTGGGATAACGGAGATCAGCAGAAGGTTACGCTCACAGGCAATGTGACCTTTGCTTTTACGAATACTGTCGCGGGGCGTGCTTACGTTTTGTATCTTGTGCAGGATGGAACTGGCGGGCGCACTTGTACTTTTCCAACTTCCTCTCCTGCTGTTCGTATTTCTAATAACACGAACTTCGGCACTCCTTCCTTTACGACTACTGCGAATCGCTTGACCATCGTTACGCTCATCGCGTATACCTCTAACATCCTAGTGGCGTCGACGGTTGCGACGGGCGTCAATGCTGTTTAATAGAATTACTAGATTCTTGGTTGCTCCAACCATCACGAATCTACAGTTGAACACTGCTATTTCTTCTGGATATACGGAACAAAGCTCTTTCTATGACTATGATTATAATCTCTCTTTTACTTTTGCTTCGACTTTTGCTCCTCCTGCTCCGTACACCCAATGGGTTCTAGTTCTTCAGAAGTCCGCAGATGACGTAGTTTGGACGAATACGAGTGCTTCTGGTAACTGGCCTGCAACTTCTGCTCCTACATCCTGGACCGTAAGCATTCCTTCTGCTGATCGGGATGTTGGCACTTACTACAGAATGGCAGTGTATCTTGGAACATATGACGAGTTTGTCAGCGCTTCTAGCTCTACCACTCCGTTGACTTCTTTGAATATCGCAACGTATCAGGTTTACGGTGCCACTCTTATTTATGCTGCAACTGCTACGTCTCAGACTAACATTCCCGTTCCAACTGGAGCTAACAGGATTACAGCTAAGGTTCTGAGTTCTGGTGGTGACGGTTCAGAGGCAACTGCATTTGACGGTGGCGGCGGTGGGGGCGGTCGTTATGTTGTCACTCCTGCTATCTCAATCAACTCAAATTATACATTTGACATTGAATACACCCTGAACGCAACTGGCACTTGCGGCGTGAAGTGTAATACAACCGGGGATCGCCTCTACGTTAATAACGGCGGCAACGGACCTGTGAATGGCGTTGGTCTTGGTTCAACTACTGACTTGTATAAGGAAGGAATTTTCAACGTAACATACGCCACAGCCCTGAATGGTACGGATTCTACTGGTCCTTACTCCGTAGCAGGCTTTGCTCAGTCCTCTCCTTGGGGAAGTACAGTAAAGTCAGACGGACCTTTTGGAAATAGCGGACTTCCTGCTGACGATGCTATCATGGCCGAGATGTTTGGTTGTGGTGGCAACGGTTGTTTGTCAACACAAGGCAGTCAAAATCCTGCTCTAGGTTCCGGCGGCATCGTGCAAATTACTTTCACAAAGGTGTAATATGGCATCTGAAGCAGTGGACATCTCGACATGGGAAGTCGTCAAGACCATCATTGAAGTAGCTGTTATTCCTGTTGGAATGTGGATCGTGAACACTCTGCGCCTTGCTCTCGAAGAGCTTCGTACTCTCCGCACAGTTCTGATCGGAGTCGATGGAAAGAACGGAATGCGCTCGCGTCTTCGTCGTCTTGAGCGGAGAGTGGAACAGCTTTCGTTACAACAAGCAGCAAGACATGGTGAACCTATCGAGATGGATGCAATGGAGGATGACGACTGATGTTTGCTAACGCATTCAAGCATGTTGTGATGGAAGAAGGCGGATACGTCAACGACCCCGCCGACTCTGGTGGCGCAACGAATCGCGGTGTTACTCAGCAGACTTACGACCGACACCGCGATGCAAAGAATCTTGACCGCAGGCATGTTAGATATTTGACGCTTGGCGAGACTGAAGAAGTCTACGAGCTTTACTGGAAGGACTGCAAGGCGAATGAACTTCCGGAAGGAATCAATCTTATTCATTTCGACTTTGCGATTAACGCAGGTATTCGACGAGCTGCGATTACACTACAGCGTTGCTTGGGCGTAGAGGATGATGGGATCATCGGATCTAAGACTCTAGCAGCAGCGCAGGAGAAAAACAGTGAGGATACGATCCGAGCCTACGCCGAAGCCCGTCGAGGGTTTTACAGACATCTCGCAGAACGCCGTCCAAAGGATCGTAAGTTCCTTAATGGCTGGCTACTTAGAACAAATCGAATTGAGGGAAGGGCTCTCGATTCCTACCGGCGAGCAAATAAGAGTAGCGGACCCAGTACGGTTTGAAGCTCAGGTAGAATTTGCGGAGATTCCAGAGCATCCCGTTTCAACGATGGGGCTGTCTGACACTACTCCATCTGTTCTGAATCTGCTTCGCATTAAGTTTAACAATAGCGTGCCTATTACTGTCACGGATTTGTTAGATGGTCAGAATGGTCAGCAGATCACAATCTTGGGTGACGGAAAGACCACGCTTCAAGATAATACAAGGATCAATACTATTACTGGAAACGATTATCTTCTAGCTACAAACACTACATACTTGTTTACTTTCTATGATGGGGTTTGGGTTCAGCTTAGCGGCACGGCTGCCTTGTCCTACGCAAACGCAAAGCTAGATACTGATGTTACACTAGCTTCTGCTGGAGCATATTACGATGGTCCTAGCATTACTTTGGCTCCCGGCATATGGCTAGTTAATGGTCAAGTTACAATAAAGCACACGAAGAATAGTGAAGTAGTTTTCGCGACTCGTCTTAGCACGGGAACTACACATTACGCTTCGACTGAATCTCATCTTCACGATAAGAATCCAAACGTATCTAACTTGAACATGAGTACCATCGTTAATCTTACTGCTTCTACTACGGTTAAAATTCAGACTGCTTGCAATGATTCAGGCAGTATTTCTTATATGATTGCAGCTACGGTGAATTACGGTTCTGGCAACAACGCTACTCAAATTTCCGCTATCAGGATCGGGTGATGAAACTGAGGCTTCCAGTCGTACAAGTCGAGCCTCCCATCGAGCAACCTCTTACGGAAGCTCGCATTACTGGAGGCATGAATACATACATAGATCCAGCCGACATTCCAAACTCACAGGCTACCATTCTTGCAAACGCAAGAACTTCTGCTGATTACACGAAGCGGGCTCCGGGAACTGTGACTCTTCCGGGAACCGATCCGGACACAAAGCCCGTCCTGATGTTTACGCAATGGGATCGCTTCGACGGAACTACGATTCAGATTCGTTTCTCGGAAGATCGACTGGATAAGTATTCCGCAGGAACGTGGTCCCAAATCACCGGCACGTTAAACGGGACGGCGAAGGATGGTATTCGCTTCGTTCAAACTGCTGACGCCTCAAACGACTACTTCATCTTTACCAACAACGGCGCAGATAAGATTCAGCAGATTAACTCGACAGCAACTAGCTTTTCTGCTTTGAGTTCTTCGACTGCAATCAATACAAAGTATCGGTATATCTGCGCGTTCTTCAACCGAATTGTTGGTGCTAACCGAGTAGCATCCGCGGCTTCTCCTATATCTGCTGCCAATCCCGTACTCATCGGCTGGTCTGGTGACTTCAACTTTACGGAATGGAATCCAGCAAACGACATCTCAGCGGGCAGCACGCCACTTGTGGAAGCCCAGTCAGATTACGCGGACCCCATTACTGGGCTATTCGGCTTCGCGTCGGTGATGTTAATTCTTCGGGAACGTTCTTTGTGGACTGCAACGAAGAGACCTGTTGCCTCGAATCCGTTTGCTTTCCAGGCGGCTTTCCCTTATGTGGGTTGCGACACGCCAAGCTCGGCAGTCCAGACGAGGAATGGTATTGTTTGGTATGACTACAGAACTAACCAAGTCTATACTTACGAGGTTGGATCTTCTCCGCAACCAATCGGAGATCCAATTAAGAATACGATCTTCAACTCAATCACGGATCGAGACTTGGTTTGGGGATCTTTTGATCCAGTAGAGAATACATACTATCTTACTGTTCCAAGCACTACAACTACGAACGCAAGAATCTTTCTCTTTAATTTCAGCACAGGTTCTTGGTCCTACGATGATCGTGAAAATGCCTACGGCTTCTATCCTGTGGACGGAGGGCCGGGCAGACTTAACTACGATCAGCTTACTGGAACCTATGCGCAGTTGACGGCTGCTGTTGCTAACTACAATGCGATTGGCTTGACGGCAGCAACGCCTACTCTAAACTATATTGGATACTCCAACGGAGTTATTCGATATGAGTCGAACATAGACGCAGGATCTCAAGAGTTCAGTTGGACATCAAAGATTTATCGTCTGCCTGCGAATGACATGATGATTTCTAGGCTGATGATTTTGTTTGAACCGATTCGAACCGGCGCGCTTACTGTACAGTATAGCAGGAACGGGGGCGCATGGACAACCTATCGCACAGTATCTTTTACTAGTGTCGATGGTAGAACTCGGCAATACTTCACGAAGCTTGTTCGAGCAAATGAATATCAATGGAGGATTACTTCTTCCTCCGGTGACTTCAAGCTTCTTGAATATAAGATAGACATCTCCACGTCCGCGGAGGACAAGACGCAATGAAGGTTATTTGCAAGGAACCTGAAGGCGAAGTGGAACGCACTGTTTGGCCTTTTTCGTTTACGAAGGAGAACACTCTCAAGCTTTACGAGAAGGCCAAGCAGTTTCCAGTTCTTTTCGGAAGACCTCTTAATAGTCTAGAGGATTTCACTTCGTTCTTCATCACGCAGAATCTATCCGGTGATGCGGAGCCGATGGGCCTTATCTGGATCGTCGATGATTTTGTTGGCATGTTTTATGTTAACGACATCACGGACACAGAGGCGAACGTACACTACTCTTTCTTCGATAGACGACACAAGGGAAGAGATGGGCTCGTTCGTGCTATGGCTCAGAAGCTCTTCGATGACTACAAGTTTGTTCGACTAAACGCATACATTCCTACCTACGCTGGCCTTCGTGTTCGTTTGTTCGTAGAGAAGTGTGGCTTTCATCTTGAAGGACGAAAGCGAAAGTCAGCATGGTGGAAGGATCGTTGGTTCGATACGCATTTATTTGGACTTCTTCCGGAGGATTTGAAGGATGGGAGCTAGAGTCAGGGAGACTGGTGGCGGCGCTAACGTAGGAACTTCTAATGCATTTAATCAGTTCCTAGGTCAGCAACTCCAAGCAATGAGTAACGCGCAGCAACCTTTTGCACAAACCTCTGCGGCTGGTCAAGGTATTGGCGGAGTGCTTGGTGGACAGGGTGGATTTCAGGATTTGTCCGGCGCAGGGTCAGCAATTCAGAAGTATTTTGAGGGTGGCGGCGGCGGAGGCATGGCCGATCTTTCTAAGTTCGGTACGCCTCAGACTGCATCGACGGCACAGGTTACTGGCACTGGCATGGCCAACCTTGATAAGTTTGGTAATGCTGTGCAGGCAGGCGGCACTGGGATGACGAATCTCGGTGATTTTTTCAATCGCGATCCGCGTACAGGTTTTGCTACTGGCGTTAGATCTGCACAAAGTAACTTCAACACGCAAGCTCCCATCAACAGTCAGTTCAACAGCATGCTGATGAACATGATTGGTCAGGGCGGGCAGTCTGGATTCTCTGCTGCTCAGAATGATCCAAGCGTTGCGTTGGCGTCTGGCATGGATTATGGACAGGCGTACAATACGCTTGGTCAAGATCCTTTGATGGAGCGTAATCGGCAACGTGCTGTTGCAGAGCAACGGGCTCGCTTCGGTGCAGAAGGTGCGGGCGCACTTGGTACTGGTGCCCAATACGCTGAATCGAATCTGAACGCAGAGCTTGCGGCGCAAGATGCTTCGATGCGTCGTCAGCAGGCGATGGCATTGATGGGGCAGAACTTGCAAGAGCGTATGGGCGCTGCGAATGTTGGCTTGCAGAATCGCGGTCAGAATGCCCAGACTGCGATTGCTAACATGCAAGGTGGTTTGCAGGGCGCTCAGAACATGAATGCCTTTGCAGCAAATGCAATGCAGACTGCGGCGCAGGCTCGCGGACAGGACTTGAATACTGCATTGCAACAGCTTGGTCTTGGCGCACAGCAAGGTCAGTTTAATGCTGGGCAGCAAAACGCAATGCAACAAGCCATGATGAATGCTCAGTTGCAGAATCAGCAACTTGGCAACCAGCAAGGCCAGTTTAACGCAGGCCAGCAAAATGCTATGCAGCAGGCTATGCTGAATGCACAGCTTCAGAATCAGCAGCTTGGTAATCAGTTCGGGCAGTTCAATGTTGGACAGCAGAACCAGATGAATCAGTTCAACGCTGGACAAGGCAATGCGATGCAGCAAGCCATGCTTCAGGCAGCTTTGCAGAATCAGCAGATGGGGAATCAGTTCGGTCTTGGTATGCTAGGCCAAGGCATGAACATGAATCAGCTTGGGATGCAAGGTAGTCAGTTCGGTCTTGGGCAGTTGTTTAACTCCTTGAACCAAGCTAATCAACTCGGCACGGCGCAGCGTCAGACTACTGTTACTCCGAATCCGTGGATGCAAGCTTTCCAAGCTCTTGCTCAAGGCGCATCTGCTTTTAGGGGGCCATAAACAATGAGCGCAATTTACATTCCTGGGTGGGCTGATTCGCTGCTTCAGTCTAACACTTTTGGGCAACTTGGGGGTATGCTTGCTCAAAAGTTTAATCCCGAAGGAGTTGCAAATCGTAAGTTTCAGCAGCTGATTCAGAACAATCCCATGATTCTGGATCAGTTTGCGAACATGGACCCTGCGCAGCGTCAAGCAATGGCAGAGGGTTTCGGCTTCAAGGCTCCTCCGTCTTCGCTGATGAATCTTCCCATGGGTCCGCAGGCCAAGGCTCGCAAGGATGAGGAGGACTTCGTTAATACTCTTTCTCCTGAGCAAAAGGTTGAATATCAGTTCACACGTCGCGGACTTTTGCCTCCAGCCGACAGAGACTACAAGAAGAAAATCGAACAGATTCAACTTGATAAGCTTACAGATGATGCCGGACTCTCCAAGATTCTTAATGCAGAGCGCACTCGCGCCATTCAGCAGATCGAAGCGTATCGCAAGGCGAATCCCGAGATTGATGTCGGAGGTTTGACGACTCGGCTTCTGAACAATCGTCTCGCTCCCGGAGATGCTGAGCAGATTCAAGTTCTTCAGCAAGATCTTGGTCCTGCGTTCAATACGATTCTGGAGATGGGGAAGTTCACCGCGCAGAATCGTATGAATATGGCGCTTCGCGGAGCTGGCGTAAAGGATGACATGTATCGCATCGCAATGAGTGCGCTTGAGTCTGCGCGCAAGGAGTACAACGATGCAAATGATATGCTACAAAGCTTCATGGCTACCAATAAGATGTCTCAGATTGGACTTGATAGATTCTTTGAGTTTAATCCCGGAGCTAAGACGCAGTACAACGCGATCTTGTCTCGCATCAAGGAAGCCAAGACTCGCTTTGATTCCTATCTGCCTGCTGTGCGTGGCTTCATGAAGAAGGAGATGGGAATTGATATTCCTGACATCGTGACTGAGCCGCCTCCGGCTCCTGATCCTGCTGTTCCATCCGGCTTTGGTGTTCCTGCTGACGAGACTCCTGAACAACGCCGCGCAAGGCTTCTTAGGGCTGCCCGTGGTGGAGGTTAATTATGGGTGCATCTATTAGGCCAGAAACGGACGAAGAGATCGTAGATCGTTTGATTAGAGCTGGTGCAACTGATGATGAAATCGTGGAGATTCTTCGCGAAGTCAAGCAACCCTCTGCCATGTCGCGCTTCATGCGCGGCATTGGCACGGGTGCGAAGTCCGTGATGATGAAGATGGCATCCCCTTCTGCTGGTCCGGGTGCCAGACCTACGACTACATTCGATCAGATCCGAAAGGAACAGAAGCAGTTCGAAGCTACTCGTCCTACGCCTGAGCAACTTGGCACCGCTGGAAAGATCGGAGAATTTGTCGGTGAGGTTGGTGCTGGCTTGCCGATTGATCTTGCTATCAGCGGTGGTCTTAGCGGACTTGGCCGTGCGCCTATCGAGAAGCTTATTGGTCCTGCTTCGAATGCTGCTACGAAGTTCTCTGCTTTTCTGCGAGGTGCAGCGGCTGGTGTTCCCGCAAACGTAGCGGCTGGCGTTGCAACGACTGCGATTGTTGATCCCGAAGCTATCGCTACGAAGGAAGGCCTTGCGAAGACGGCTGCATTCTCTACGCTGGGAACTCTCTTCGATGGGTTCTTCGGAATCGCGGCGCGTGGACAAGGAATCGCAGCTCTCGCAGAGCAAGCTAAGACGAGTCGCACGTCTGCTCGGGATCTTGCGAATCGCATTGATGCGTTCATGGAGAATTACAACTCCATTCTCGCTGATCCTTTCAGTCAGATCAAGCCGAAGCCGCTAGGCATCGTCGTAGAGGAAGGGCTTGGCATCCGTGAGATGAAGCCTGTTCGGAAGGGAAGGTTGATTCCGAACTCCGAAGATGTGCAAGGTTATGCTGAAGAAATTGCTGCGGATATGGCGCAGCGCGAAGAGCTTACAAAGAGAATGATGAGCATTCTTGATAACATGAAGCGCGGTACTCATACTTCGAAGCAAGTCGAAGAGCTTGCTGCCGTGATGGCGAAGCATGATGGTCTGAGCTTGAAGATTTCTGAAGATATTAATAAGCTTGGCATGTCTGCCGAAGAAGTTAGGAATCTCATTCTCGGAGGCACGAAGACTACGCCGCGTACCGTTATCAAGACGGCAGGGCAAGTCAAGCCGAACATGGAGAATCCTGATCTTCGTGTTCTCAATCCTGCCATCGAAGAAGCTACGCCACGCAAGGAGACTTTCAAGGTTCGTCCGGGAGCTTCGGTTCTTCCGAACAATCCTGCAACTCCTGGCGCTGGTACAGAATCTCCATATGCGTATATCGCTCCAGATCCAGATGCAGACGTTCTCGCTCCAGTCGTTGCTACAAAGGTCCAAGGAACAGGCAATCAGTTTGCAGGCTTGACTCCGGCGCAGCAGAAGATCGCAGAGCGCATCGACTTCGGAAACAAGGACGTCGCGGAGATGGAGAAGAACCAGCGATACTTGCTGGATACTTGGTGGAAGAGAGCAGACTTTAAGCTCAAGGACTTCCTGCGTCCTCTGAAGGAAGTGAACGAGAAGGTCGATGAACTTGCCGGAAAGTTCTTGCATCTTAGCATCAAGCAGCAAGGTGCTATCAATGATGCAATCTACATTCCAGATGGGCAAGGTGGATATACGCGAGGAGCAGAGTCTCTTCTTCCTATGGCTAGGCGTCTCGGAGGTGATCCTGAGAAGCTGATGAAGTTCCAGCTATACGCTCATGCTAGGCAGACGACTTCTGGGATTCTGACTCCCTTCGATGAAGAGGCTTCAGCGACTGCGATTCGGGAACTTGAGCAGCAGTTTCCGGATTTCAAGGATGTGTTTGATAATATGCACATGCCTCTGGTTGCTGATCTTCTCAAGATGGTTGATGGCTATGAGTTGATGAGTCCTCAAGTTCTTGAGAAGCTTACGCGGAATCCCGAGTACGTTCCTCTGCTTCGTAGCATCTTCGCGGATGAAAGTACAACTCTTACGCGGAGAACTAATCCTACCAGTCAGATCAAGGTTGAGGATTATTGGCATGCCATGATGGCGAATATTCGTGGCATGGTGCGAGCGGGGGAAAGAGTGCAGGTTCTTCGTGAGCTTGCAAGAGCTAGGAAGGCTGATGATAGTCTTGCTGGTGCAATTGACTTCGTAGAGTATCAAGCTCCGGAAGGATTCGAAGACGCTATGTCTACTCTTCCGGATGATATTCCTGAGCAAATCAAGGATGCTCTCGCTAGAGCTTTCGCAAGGCAGAAGTCCAATACATACTCCTTCTTGATGGAGGGCAAGCGCGTTTCGATGCGCGTGAATGATGAGATTCGTTCCAGCCTTGACTTGATGCAGTATAGCTTTCCGAAGGTCTACGATCCTCAGAATGCTACGAAGGTGGAGAAGTTCCTCGGCGCTCCTCTTCGTGCGACGGCAAGCGTCGAAAAGACTGCGACGAATATCTATTCTATCTATCGTGACTTGTTTGGCTTTGGTGTCCCTTTGGACGCTGCGGAAATTGCAGTCAACGCTTCGGCTCGGGGCTTGAAGTTCAACGCCTTGATTGATCCGGTGAAGGGCTTCTTTGCTTTGTATCGCGGAGATCCATTCATCAGAGATCTTGTCGGACACGCTGGCGGGCTAGGTTCTCGCTATGCAAATCCGATGGCCGAGGAAGCAGGACGCAGCGCAGATGACTTGTTCCGCTCCGCGAAGGCAAGCGGCATCAAGCTTCGCATCATGAATCCAAAGCAGGCAATGGTCGAGTTTGCGGGGAATCTTTCCAACGCATCTCGCGCAGGGCTTGCTCTTCGGAATAGGGATCGTCCAATCTCTGAGCTTGCTACTATTTATAATACAATTCTCGGTGACCCTGCAAGGACCGGCGCAGCTCTCGGTTCTCTTGCAAAGTACACCGGCTTCATGAACTATCCAATTCAGGCAACGTCGGCGCAGCTTTCTTCTCTTGCTAAGGCTCCTCAGAACCTTGCGTTCTTCCTTGCAAGGGCTGGCGGACAGCTTATTGCTCCGACGCTTGCTCTGAGTTATCTCGGCAAGGATGATCCTGACATCATGAAGATGTCTAATGATCCAAGCGGAAGACGCTTCATGTATCTCAGAAATCCTTTTGATGACGCGGAGCTTCTTGCTATTCCTAAGCCTCAAGGCCCTGCGGGTGTGTTGTTCGTCACGCTTCCTCAGATGCTCATACAGGAGCTTAAGGATTCAGGAAACAACGATGTGCTTGAGCAGGTGGGCAAGGCCGCTGTTCAGTCTGTGATGCCGAACTTCGTTCCTCTTACTTGGAATCTTGGCATCTCCCTTGCTACTGGAAAGAGCATTAATACTGCATCTCTGGGATCTATTGATATTACTCCGGAGTCTCGGCAAGGCTTGGTGCCTGAGATGGCTGGCCCTTCCAATACGCTGAATGCCAGCAACGCGTTGGCGCAGCTTAGTGGAATTGATGCTGGAAAGTGGGAGAGAATCTTCCGCACTTTCTTGATCGGTACTTCGTATGACATCGTGCAGAATATTGACTACAAGCTCGGAGAAGGGAAGGGCGTTCCGCCTCGGGCGAATCCTTTGCTTAGTGTTCCGGGCATTCGAAGAGTCGAAGCTTCGACGGCAGGAAGTAGGTACGTCGGAGACTTCTATGAAGAGTATGATAAGGTCAGCAAGGCTATGCGTTCCTTCAACTATTCCGTGAATAACGGACAAGCAGAAGGAGCCGTAGACATCTATGATCGGTACAAGGATGACATGATCAAAGCTGCACAGCTTGAGCCTTACTTCGATTCCATGAGAAACCTAAACTCTCAGATCAACTTGATTCGTATGAATGAGTTTCTGAGCGTAGATGAGAAGCGAGAAGAGCTTGATAGGTTGTACCGGCTTCGCATTGATGTTGCAAAGGAAGCAATGCAAGGCTACAAGAAATGAAAAGGCCCTCCTCTGGATTTCTCCGGGGGAGGGCTTTTCGTTTTACGCTTCGCTCCACTTCGCTATGTTTCCGTTTTCTAGAGGCTCCGGCTCTTCTACCATGCAGTACAGAAAGATGAGAAGTCCAATGAAGACTGCAATCGTAAACGCTAGAACCTTCCTCATACCTTAACCTCCGCTTGGAATTCAGGAACCCAGAAGTCGAAGTCCTTATCTCCCTTCTCGTATCGCTCCTTGCACATGAGCATCTTTGCATCGACAGCGAATTGAAGAAGATCGTTCAGCATCCTAGGCTCTGCACTGTGCATGAAGGAACGGATCACTTCGGAACGAGGCACGACGTTCTTCGTGAAGAAGTTCATCGTTCGCACGAATGCCACAATCTTGTCAATCTCTGTTGTATAACGGTTCTTACCGACACCAGTGAAGATCTTTTCAAGACCCGGCTCCGTGGTTTCGATGGCGTGAACTCCGAAGGCCCAGTCTTCTGCTGTGATAACAAGCTCATCCTTAGTAGCAATGCTGTGTATCTGGGCGAGCTTCGCCACATGGGTTTTCTTTCTGTTGAGGTATCCGCCGAGCTTGTCATTCTTCAGAAGATGCTGAGGGTGAGACTTCTCACTCCACTCCTTTGCGGCCTTGAGTCCTTCGTCCGAGAAGGAGAACTCCCCTGCAAGCTCCTTGGAGATATGAATCAAGTCAAGGAGGAGATCCTTCTCCAGCTCTGCGAAGGGTCCGACGACATCATCGAAGAACATCTTGTTGAGACGAGGACCATCTTCATACACGAAGATCACGCGAGACGCGAAGCCTCCAGTGATGACTCCTTCCGGCATGTTATCCGTGATCCAACCCGGAGTCGTAGCGGAGAAGAAGTTGATGCAAGGCTTCTCAAGGAATGCTGTGCCGTGACTCTTCGTAGCTGCTTCGTAGTTCATACTTCCATCAAACATGGAAGTGAAGAACTCATAGATACCACCACGATCCTTTCCGGCCTTCTGGAAGATGTCTGAGAACTCTCCGATAACCAGATACATAGAGGCATCGGTTGCTTGCTGAAGCTTCTCGATGATTGCTTCCTTTGTGAATACAGAAGGTCCGGACTTGATACCGTCCACTTGATCGAGTAGGACACGGGAACCGTTGTCGATTGTTGTGGTCTTTCTTGCGCCCGGAGGGCCGACGAACATCACATAGAGATAAGGATAGCAGGACCAGAGGCCGAGATATTTCTTAGGAATCCAGATGCGGCGACGAACAGCAGAGGATAGAGTAAAGATTCCAGACCAGAAGACGTAAGATTCAGGAGCGTCCGTGCGAGGAAGAATGTAGTCTCGGTAAGTGAGGAGCCAGTTTTCGCATCGACGCTTTGGCATATATCATGTTCTCCACTTTTCCATCTCTTTCCAACGCTCACCTACTTCGGCATCGACTGGGATTGTGAACGTCTCGCCTTTAATAACCAGAGGTCGTCTGAGGAGAGATACCACTTGATCAACAATCTCTCGTGTAAGGGCCGTAGGAACTTCAAGCATGACAGAGTCATGTGCAGTATTGACCATAGCAATCTCTCCTTTGCTTGGTAATACAATATCTTCATAGATAGCAATGTTTCCTCCGCGTATGCCAAGCTCAGGTTGGATGGCTCCGTGCATATGATCTGCGACGGTGCTTTGTGGTTCGAAGGCCGTCATCTCTTTCTTCAAGTCATCTCCATAGATTCCCCAGAACTTGCGCCGGAATCCGTAGACTGTTTGCATAGTGCGCGTCGTGCTTGCGATATAGTCGATCTCACTCCACCAATTTTGCAGATTGAAGGTGCCAAGCCACTTAGCGTGGAATCGCTTCGCATCTGCAACGGAGATGGAGATCATGCCTTCTTTGTTGATGAACTCCGCGATCTTGAATGGACCAGTACGATAGTTCCCTGCGTGGTTCATCTTCTTTCCGACGTATCGTTGCTCTTCGGAGATGAGCCCTTCATACTTCTTCTTGCCGGGGATGTTGGCATCGAAGGGAATGTCGAAGATGCCTGTCGCAGAGAAGGAGTGAATGTCTCCTCCTGCAAGTTCTCTCTTCATGTTGGGATCGTTAGCAAGGTACGCTACGACCCAAGCCTCTGCGGCGGAGAGATCGAAAGCACACAGCGTCTTCCCCTTCGGAGCAACATACATGGAGCGAATAGCAAGCTTCTTCATGGAGTACGAGGTTCAGCGTCTGTGTATTCTTCTAGCTTAGAGAGATACCAGATTGCCTTCTGAAGATCTTGGTTTGCGTTGCTCTTCTTCTCGTAGCGCCAGAGATACTTCATGGCATTGCCCTTCAGGAATCCCTTGAATGCAACAGGCGTCATGGATGCTTCGATGGCGTCGATACATTCGATGACCCCTTCCGTGTAATGCGGAGGATGGTACACGGCTTCGTTCATACGCTCTCTCGTGGAATGGTTTGTCCGTTCAAGCCTGTGTTATCGTACCAAGATCCTGCGCTCCAGCGTCCAGTTTCCGTGCCCCAGAACTTATACCAAGAGCGCACTCTTCCATCCGGAGAAGTCTCAACGTCGACGTATGAAGAGATAAGCTTCTCGTTTCCACGGATGCGGAGGATGAGCTTCAGCGCAGCGAGCTTCACTTGCCAAGGTTGACGACCTGCTTCCGTCTTGAGATCCTGGATCTTCTTCTCTGTGAAGGAGAGGAGAGATACGATGGAGTCTTCGCCGGAAGTAACTCGTCCTTCGGATGTCGTCTTGATAGGAAGACCAAGCTTATCGTACAAGAAGTCATTCACCTTGGCATGCTGAGATACCTTGAAGGGCTCTATCTTGTACATGTTCTGGATACCGATAAAGACCATGTAATCTCTATCCAGCTTGTCGGCTACCGTAGTCTTGAGTTCAGCGCGACGAGCCTCATCGACAAGCATACCAGTCGTAGAGAAATGCTTGGCAAGAGGAACCTGCTTCATCTTGTATTCATAGTATGTACGAGTCGTCTCGTCGAACTCAGCTTGTTGACCTGCTTGAACTTGCGCCGTGGCTACGACATCCTTGCAGTTGTAGATGCCAAGCTTCATGCGGTCGATGCGGTCAGAGGATTCCTTTCCGTCGTCCTTATAGTAGTTGATGTTCGTATACATGGACGTACAGTAGTCAAGACCGATGGGAAGCTCAGGCTGCAAAACGTGCTGCGCTACCATCGTGTCGTAGTCCCATCCCTTCACCGTGAAGCCATTCTCTTCTAGCATGATGGTGTCGAACATTCCATTGTGGAACGTCTTAGGAATGTCAGACTCTAGAAGCAGAGAGACTACTCTTCGGAAGTTTGGTCCGATTGGATTGGACTCGTAGTTTCCGTCGTTGAAGATGCAGACGGCATCTCGGTCGGACCATGCGAATCCGATGCATCGGATGTAAGATGTGTACTTCTTGGTTTCGATGTCAACATAAAGGCGCGGCGCTGCGAGAAGCGTCGGAAGTAGGCCTTCCAGTTGGTATACATCTGGGTCCACGATGAAGTTGAAGTTAGGCTCCGTCCATCCATGCTTCGCAATGTGCAGCGCCTTCTCGATGTCCTTCAAGAAAGCTGGTCCGTTTGAAGCTTGAAACGTGACGAGGCTAGGATGAATCGTCGGCACGACATACATGCTCTTATACTTGTATACAGAGCCACGATGATTCTCGATGCCATCAAAGCCTAGCAGGAAGTCCATCGCACGGTTTCCCATGGGAATGAGAACCTTGTGCTTGCAGGTTGCAAGGTAAGATTTGAGTTCCTTGCATCCTTGTTCGAACTGCCATGTCGTGTGTGCCTTACGAAGATCGTTCTTCGCAGGCTGGTAGTTCATGAGGTTGCCGAGACGAACTTGTTCGCGTGTCAGGCCTAGCGAAGACAATGCGATGTCGAACATCTCGCCATGCTTGCCTTGCATCTGACGCTGTGCAAGATCTTCGGACGTAGAAGGAGACTCTCCGATGAAGAAGAGTTCTGCATCTTCTGGTCCTTCATGTGGAACGAGGCGGTCGGAGACTAATTTCATCGAGTTGTTTCTTGAGGGTTTGCGCGTAGGAACGGGCGACGGAAGCTTGCGTTTCCAACTTGCTGATCTGTTGCTTTAGATGCGCTATCTTATCCAGTAGTTGTTCACGCTCTGCAAGCATAGATTCTATGCGCTTACCTTCTTCGTATATCAAGTTATCCGTCTCAGCCCAACGCGCAGCGAGCTGCATCAAAGTTTCGTGGATGTCGAGAGTCTTCTTCTTCACTCTTGAATGAAGCGAGAGATGTAAGGAAAGAAAGGATCAATGGCTTCGGCGCATCTCGTTGCGAGGTCGCGATGTTCCTTCTGCGTAGAAGGATCTGTGCGGACTTCGATGTAGTGTATCCAGCTACGCAGAGAACCCGAGACGAAGAGCCGAGATTCCGTCATGCCTTCGGGCAAGATGGCGCGAGCTACTTCCTTTGCGATGCCCATGTTTAGGGCTTCTTCGTAGTATGTTTGCGTAATATTTTCCACAGCTTTCTGTATGCTGTGCCAACCCTTCTCAGTCATCTGATCCTCCGCAGGAAGCGAAGACTGGCGATTATTGCTGTCCTGTATACGCGCCTCACGGTAGTGCATCGGAGCATCCTGCGCGGCGTAGCGTTGCGAGAACTCTTGGAAGGAAAAGCTACGATGCCGAAGAAGCTGACGCGCAATGTCACGGGTCGTCGTGATGTCCATGACAATCGTGACCATCTCGAATGGGGACCAATGCTTATGTTCGATGAGATAGTTGATCAGCCTCTCTCCGTTGAGTCCTTTTGCTTGAGACTCTGGATTAGAGATGCGAGCGCAGTACACGACTTGATCTGTGAGAGTCATGTCCTCGCCAGCAAGGTTCGTAGGAACTGAGAAGATGCGGGCGGAGTTCATGGCTTCGAGGTGAAGTAGATGAATGCAAACCAAAGGAACGCGACGATGAGAATCGTAAAGACGAAGGATGTTTGCGTCATGTGCCGAACCTCTGC